GCTGCGGGTATGACGAATTCAGGAATCCCATCGCTGGAAGCGACAGGAACTGAAACGCCACTGGGGAATTTGGTATCGCCACAACATGTAGCGCGGTCCCGGACTTCCACCCCGCGCACGGCGCGGTCTGGAACGACACCAGGTCCTGGGGCATGCCACTCAGCGTCGCGTAGCTGGACCCGGAGATCCCACCCGTTGCCGCTGTGGTCAAAGGACTTGACGTCGCCACCACACAAAGTTTCCCTTGCGCGGTGTTGATCGCCGCATCCGAGAAGACTCGCAGCCCCGCAGCCACAAGTCTCACGCCCGTATTGACGTTCACCGTCCCGTCGAGGACCTTCATCACGATTGGGCTCATGCTGATGCCCGCAGCCAACATTGCTGCAGGAGTGAGGTTTGCTGCGGGGAGGTTGGCTGCAGGCCCCGCAAGGAGCCCGTTGCTGTACCAGGCAAAATTGCCCGGCGTCCCCCCCTGATAGGTCCCGAACTGGTACGGCAGCGAATCTGAGCTGTCTGCCGTCTGCGGGCACCATCCGTCCAGACTCACCATAACAGCCGCGATTTGACCCGCAGTCGTCACAGTGGCCTGTTGCTCCCAAATGAGCTGCGCTTTGTTTGTGCGCACAGTGCCCGACCCCAGAATCAGAGGAACTCCCGAAGGATCCTCTATCCAAGGATTGGCCAGAGTGTGCGCATACTCCAGCACCGCTTCCTCCTGCCTTGTGAGCGGATTGATCAGTGCCGAAGCCTGCTGTTGGAGTGCCCTGGTGGGCATGTTGTTCTTCACCACAGCTCGCGCCTGTTTGGCCAGAGGCGCTTGGCCCGCCCCTCGGGCTGCCTTGCTCCTCTGCTTCGATTTGGATTTGGTCTCGCCCGTCATCTCCTATCCGAATAAGACCCGTGTTTTGCACCAAGGAGCCGCTTTGCTCCTCGATGTCTTGTTGGCCGCCCGTAGGTGTTGGAAGCCACCCTAGCCAATGGAGAAAGTCCACAATGACGACCAGAGCCTGGGGACTCCGATCATCAGCCATATGCCGCATCTCGTACAAGTAAACCTGAAAGTCCTCAAAACAAAAAGGCTTATTGATGAGCTTGAACAAGCACCGCTTCCAGGAGGTAGGTATCGCCACCTCCTTCGAGTAGTATCTATGCGAGCAGAATTCAAAGGACTCACCTGGGCCGAACTCTTCAACGTCGGTGAGTTGGTAGCCACATTTGGCATACCGTCCAATGAGGGACTGCACCCCTCCTGGGACTGCTGACTCAAAGCAGTCATCCCCCATAGCTGCTATGCATAGGGGGCTTCGCACGGCGCACACCGCAAGATC